AAATCATTTACTGATTACAACAATGATGAAGCTAACACAGATAAGTTTATTATTAAGTTTGAAGTTACACTATCTGACATATCTGTATTAGATACGTTATACTGGCAGTATGTTGATGAAAGCACTATTCCTACTACTACTAGTAGTACTACGACAAGTACCACTACTACATCTACTACAACGACATCTAGTACGACAACAACTACAACAATACCCCCTAAAACAGAAGCAGAGTTAGAAGCTGAACGTATTCAAGCTGCTGAAAATTGGGAACGTGATGAAAATTTTAAAGAAACTGGTATTAGAGAATTAGATAGTGAACGTAGAGAACGTGAAGCAAGAGAAGCTGCTGAATTAGCACGTGATATAGAACGTTCTGATAATCAAGATAAATGGGATTGCTACATGACTAATGCTCAAATAGAGCGTGGTGATTGTGAACCTTATAACCAAATGCTTATAGCTGAAGAAGAAGCACGTTTAGAAGCTGAGCGTATTGCTGAAGAAGAGCGTATTGCTGAAGAGCTTAAAGCTCAAGAAGAAGCTGAAGTTTTAGAAGAGCTAGAAAAATTAGATGTTGATTTATCTCAAGAAGATTTAGAAGAATTTGTAGAAGTAGTTAAAGAGATAGAAGAGTTTGTAGAGACTATAATAATAGAAGAAGAAATTATAGATATACCTGAAGTTATTATATTTGAGGTAGAGGAGATAGAAGATGAGCCTATTGTTGTGGTGGAAATTGAAGAGGTGGTCCAGGAAATTTTGGATGAGCCAATACAGGAAATTGTTGAGGAAAAACCTGTAGAGGAATATACTCCAGAAGAAATAGAAATAGTTCAGGAAGTAGTTGATAATGCTATATCTAACGTTGAAGACCTTACACAAGAAGAAATTGAAGTTGTTGCTGATGTATTACAAGTTGAAACTGAAGACGTTGCTATTATTGCAGAGGCTGTTAAATCAGATACTGTAGTAGCAAAAGCTGTAGAAGAATACGTAGAAAGAGCTGTAGAAAATGCAGACGTAGAAGATTACACTCTAGCTGATGTTGTTACAGAAATACAATACGAAGAATTTTTAGAAAATCCTATAGAAGTTTTTATAAATGTAGATATACAAGAAATAAACCTTGACACTATTGGTGATGATATGACACAAGACCAAAGAGAAAAAGCACAAGAAGTTGTAGTCCCAGTTATTTTGACTAGAATAGCTACTATGGCTGCTGTTTTATTTAGGAAAACAATATGATTAAAAAAATATGGTATTGGTTTGTAGAAATAATTAAAGAAACATTAAACCTTAGCTGGACTTTAGTTGGTTTAGTTATTGCTACACTTACATTAACTGGTTCTGCTCAGCAGATTACAGGATTAGCAACTATAATTACATTAGTTGTATGGTTGTTAACCATAGGATTTAGAAAAGAAAAACCACAAGGTGGTTCAAAGAAAGTTAGTAAATAATGTGTATGGTTAAAACTAAAGAAGACGGTTCATTTGTACAAATATGTAATTGCAAGTATGGTAATTGTAAGGAGATATAATGGCACTACCTGGAGCATACGTTGTCAATAGCCCTAAACCTGGAGAGTACTGCAATAATTGTGTGCATTACAGTAATAATTATTGTATTAAATTTAATGAAGAAGTAGCACCTTATGGTTGGTGTAAAGTATGGCAAGGATATGAAATATGAAATATGAAGTATTAAGAATTAGTAGTGGTAAAGATTCTACATCAGGAATGTTATTTGAAATTGTAAATAATAAACGTACATTTTTAGCATATACATTAGAAGACGAACAAAGAGATGTAAAAGTCTGGGGTGAAACTAGAATACCTGCAGGTACATACAAATTAAAACTACGTAAAGAAGGTGGATTTCATAGTAGATATGCAGGTAAGTATGGTGAAATGCATAAAGGTATGATATGGGTACAAGATGTACCAGGTTTTGAATATATACTATGGCATACAGGAAATACTGATGAACATACAGCGGGGTGTCTAATACTGGGTAATACACAAACTAACAATCGTATAGCTAAAGATGGTTTTATTGGTAATAGTGTTGACGCATATAAGTTTGTATACCCACGTGTTGCTGCAGCTATAGAATCTGGACAAGATGTTGAGGTTACATATATAGATTTTGATGGAGATATAGAAGATAAAGCAGATGAAGATGTTATGGAAAAATTACAAGAGATAAGTGGCGAAATTCAAATTATATCTGCTAAACTAAACGGCAGGAGAATTACATGATAGGTAAATTTAAAAAAGGTTCAGCTAGTATTTATGATGATACTACAGGATTAGGTGCAGGATATGAAGAAGGTCCTGATTTATCACCTACAGGTGGTCAAGAGTATGACCCTTTAGCTAAAGCAAATAAAGCTGAAAGACAACGTCAGTTATTAAATCTACTTGACAATAACCCAAATACTTTTTTAGATGAATTGCCTAATAGTTTTAGTTCAGGTGGACAAGATTTTAGTCAAGTAATTCCTTATGGTTCTAAAGAAAGCAGTCCTTTCCCAGCTGAATGGGAAGGTGTAGCTTTTGAATCAGAACAAAGTAAACAATTACATTCTAGACAAATGGAGTTAGATACATTAAAAGAAAACCTTGCAAACATTAAAGAAGCAGATTTAGATTTACCTATGGGTGCTATGGAATCTGAAGCATTTGAACGTGCAGCTAGACAACAAAAAGTTGCTAAAAAATTAGGCAAGAAAGTTAAGAAACCAGTTGTTAAAGAAACACCTCCAGAATATAAAGACCTTACTATTAGAGAATATTATGAAAATAAAATTATAGATTTAGAACTTGATATTGAAATGGAAAAACAAGTTATGGGTGATACTTATGAAAAAACTGCTAGAACTGATGCATATAATTTAGCTACAGAAGGTCAAGATTTAGATGATATTGATAAACATTTAGCTTTAGAATTATCACCTGAAGAAACAAAGATTGGACCAAGTAAATCATCTAAAAACCCTATAACTAATGTAGCAGGTGGTGATGTAACAAGACCTAGAAAAGATTTATCAGCACCATTACAACAAGTTCCTAAAGGTACTGCAGAAACTATGGACCTATATGATGGTAAAGGTACCTTTTTAAGATTTGATAAAGACATTCAAAAAGCAGGAGTAAAAGAACATTTTAGAAAAGTAGCAGAAAAAAATTACGCTAATGCTTTAAATAAAGAAATAGCTGCTGTAACTGATGGTTTTAAACCAAGTAAAAAATCTAAAAAAACTGTTGCTGAACAAATAGAAAGTAAAGCTATTAAAAATTTAATGGACCAAGATATATCAGTTGATAAACTTGTTGTTAAATATACTGTAGATTATTACAATAGTCCTAAAGGTAAAGCTGAGTTTGGTGTTGGTCCACAAATGGATATAGTAACAGCTGAAAGATTTCCAGATTATCCAGGTGCTAATAGAACATATGGTGCTGCATCTACTCCAAACCCTAGATATTCTACAACAGGAATTGAAGGTGTGGATGTACAACCTACTCCTAAAGCAGTAACTTCTGGTTTACCTCCTATTGCAGACCAAACACGTAAAAAGTTTAAAGCTAAATATGCTAGTGGTACTGTAAAAGGTAAAGAAAAAACAATTGTTAATTTACCAGATGAAGATATAAAAACTACTGATGCATACAATAAAGCTTACACTAAAGCAATAGCGTCAGGATTAGACGACATGGCTGCAGTAGCGTTTGCATTAAAAGCTGCTAAAAACATTAAGAAAATTGTAGGTAAAGGTAACTTAGCATTGACTGCATTACAAATGATGCCTCAAGATTATTTTAATAAAGTAATGAATTTAACTTCTTATCAAGGTAGACCTGATGCATAAAATTTATTATACTAAGTAATGTTACAAAGATTTAAAAGAAAACGTAACCAAGATGGTACATTCAAAAAGGATGTAGCGTGGACACCTTGGAATGAAGCATGGAGTTATAAGATGAGTGAAGAACTTAAAGACATGATAGAGAGAGCCGTATGGACTTTCATTGAAGCATTCATAGGTGCGTTAACAGTTGCACCATTAGTTGGTGTAGAAGCTGAGACATTACAACTAGCTGCGTTAGCAGGTGGTGGTGCTGCATTAGCTGTCGTCAAGACTTACGCTAAGAAACAGATTAGTAAATAATGCCTGGTCCATATAGTAATCCTAAAGGTTTAGTCATTGAAGGCGGTGGAGGTAGTAAACCAAAACCTAAGAAAAAATTTAGTGATAAGACACGTGTAAAAGCACAAGTCATGGAAAGAAAAGCTATGTCTCCAGTTAAAAAAAATAAACGACCTGATTTTAAAAATCCTGATTTAACTGATTTAAATAATGAACTTAGAGGTCGTGGTGATGCACATGCATTAGAACAAATTGCATTTCATGAAGCAAATAAAAACAGACAACCTACTTTGTATCGTCAAGTAATAAATAATTATAAAGCATTAGATGAAAAATTAGGTGGAGTGTTGCCTGGTGGTGGTCATCTAAAAGAATATGCACGTGCTTTAACTGTGCTAGTAACAGGTCATGACCCACAAAATCCAATACCTGAAGAACCTTTAATTAAAACTTGGGACGATAGAAATGTTCGTAACAATAATACAAAGTTGAATCCAAAATAATGGCTAGAAGAAAACCACCTAAACCTAAACCACCAAGACAACCAATTAAAGGTTCTAAATATGCATTGGCTGGATTAAATAAAGGTCTGTATGATAAGCTTGATAGTGCAGACCAAAAAGCTTATAAGCAGTCTCTTTACAGTGGATATATACAAAAATTTAAAGAGTTAAAAGAAGAACATCGTGGTGACAGAATTAAAGAACAACCAAATAGACCACGTCAACCTTACCGTCCAAAAGACATGGTCCCTCCTGGTAGTAAAAGTTCATCAAAATACAACCCTGACCCTAATGGATTTATAGGTTCTGGTTTAACTGGATTAGGTCCAAATGAATTAAAAAGACGTATTGAACAACACAATGCATTAGCAGATAAAGCATTCCAAAGTGCTGGTGGTGGTAAAAAAGAAGCTTTAACTTCAGCTGATGTAGCTAATGTATACCGTGGTATTCAATTAAAGAATCGTGCTAAAGCTATGCAAGCTTTAAATGACCCAAAGATTCATAGAAATAAAAAATAATATACGTCAGCAGTTGCTATTCAAAATTTCTTTTTAAAAAACCTTTTAACAAATCACGATAAGCTACGCTAGTTCCCACCCGTTGCCGTCCATCATAAATATCATGGTGGTGCTTACATAAAATAGCTACATTATTAATATCAAACTTTCTTTTCTTATTGCCACCCATACCTATTCCCTGTATATGTGCTAACTCCAGCCACTTGTTATCGTTACAGTAAGCCCATTCACAGCGTCCCCCTGCACGCTGCATGGCTTCTTCACGTATTTCTGACAGCCCTGTCATACTGTAAAGTATTCACCGTGTGGTAAGTTCCATGTCTTTAGAACATCTACCCATCTGAATTTATCGGGATTGCCTGGATATATACAGTTTGATATCTTCATAAATAATAATCTAGTTATTTTATTATCTACATAATGTAACTTACTTTCATTAAATGACATAAGTTTTTCTATATAGTCTAAGGTACGTTGTGTTACCTCACCAGGTAATCCTTTCTTTGCAGGTGGTCTCATCTCATGTTGTACATTAACTGATTCTCCACTTCCTACATGTACACTTCTAGGACAAAGATTAGATTTACGTATAGTACTCATGTCATGACTTAATTTTATTTCTAATTGTAAAGATTCTCTGTCAATATTATAAGAAACATACATAGGATTACCTTTACTTGTAGTTCCTAATAATCTTTTACCACCAAATTTTGTAGCTTTGTCTGCTAGATTTTCTTTTTCTTTTAACCAAGCACGAAATTCAATTTTAGATTTGTTAGGTGTTACATGATACAGTTGGTCTTTAGTAGCAAATTTAGTTTTGCCTGTATTATATACCATTACTCTTCCTCATACCATTTAGTATTATTGTTATGTGCTTTGTTTATCTGATGTAATACTGCTTCTTCTAGCATTGCACACCAGCTTTTTACTTTTTCATCTAACGTAGCGTAGTTCTCAGAATTAGCTGCGTTGTTTAGGTCGTTAAGCGTCCACTTAATTACCTGTATTAACTGTTCTCTGTCTAGTGTATCTAGTTTCTCCATTATTCTTCCTCTCCTAACTGTTCTAAATGCCAGTTATAATCCATTACAAACTTGTCCATAAGAAATCTTAACTTCTTTGTGTCAGGTGGTACGTTAAATGTATCACTACCACATGCTTTACTAAATTGTGTAGCCCATACTTTAAGATACTTATGATGTGTAAATATATTTATATTATTTATATTATCTTTATTCAAAAGGTCTCCTCTCTTTGTCCATTAATTCTGTACAATTATCACATATCTCTTGTAAATACATTGTTGTTATAAATGCAGATTTACAAAATGGACATACGTGATTAAACAGACTTTCTAACTGATTTCTAAATGCTTTACTTTCTTTATAAGTCATCTACATGACCCCAGTTTTTTTCGCATGACCAACAGAATGCTACATCAGTCACTCCGCATACTGTTAATTCTATACCACAACATTTCATTGTTATACCCTTTCCAACAGTGTTTACTACTATTCCAATGATGCCATCCATCATTGTACACTAACCATGAAGCCACTGCTGTAGATACTTCAGGATTAGTTCGTGAACTTGTTATGTCTAATTTAGGTGTTAACCAAGCCCATGTGTCATCATTAAATTGCCAGAGACCAACGTCCTTTGTACCGTTTTTGTTTGTCCCAACTGCTTCTATTATACCACTACTTTCACAATATATAATATTTAAAGCTTGTAATACATCTTCATCTTTAAAATACCTTTGTACAAGGTCTGTATGTTCTAATACATACTCCACTTTAGAAGCCACTTCCATACATTCCTTGTACTCAGGTAAGTTGCTGGTTGTAAGAGAAAGCGGAATCAAACAACCAACTACTAGTTCTATCATTAGCTAATGGCAGCTTTACTAGGTAACTCAGTACAATAATAATGTACTAAGCCACGTTTTTTTGCGGGTAAAGTTGTTATCTTATAACCTTCCTGCCTAAGATTATGTATAATACCACCAAATCTATGGCAGTATAACTCAGCTACAAACTCCCAGTTACTTATAGGACTTTCTCCCATGTATCTGGTTAATACATACGCAACTAACTGCGTCTTGCTTTTAATGTAAGCTGGTATTTCTTCACCTCTAAAGTATTCAGGTATCATACTCCCCACTCCTCTGGTATATCACTGTTATCTAACCACCATGACTTACGCCATTTACCTGTATGTCCACCACATACAACAGGGTCGTTAGTACTGCAAGTAAAGTCTGGACTCTTGTCTGACTTCTTGCTGTTACGATTATCATATACCATTGCTTTACAATAAGGACATTTCAAATCGTCACGATATCTGTTTTGTTGTTGCATTTCTTTTACAACCTCTCCGACAAGACCTCCGGGTTGTTGTAGACCCTCCGTCTTGTCTGTAGCTTCTAACCCTGCTGCTTTAAGTTTATCTTCTAGTGATAAACTATCAAATTCAGCTTGAGTGTATTCAGTTGGCATATCAACAAGTTTTTCAATCATGTTAAAATATTTGTTTAACTGTTCATCTGACCATTCAGTTTTAGATTTAGGAAACTTCATAGTCTTAGCGTACTCATTAGCAGTACCCATAATCTTATGTAATGTTTCTTTATTCTCTACACTCTCTGTCATAGTGTGTATAGTCCTGGCTATAAACTCTAAGTCAGGCATTAGAAAGGTGCTTCTTCTGGTGTCTCATCAATTTCTGTACCTTCACCAACAATACTATCCATAATTTCTTCCATACGTTTAATATCTTCTGGTGTAGGCTTATGCTCTTTCTTACGCATGTCTACTTTAGTTACTTCTACCCTATCTTCTGGTTCAGTAACTGCAGTAGCTTCTTCCTCTGATTGTTTACTGCCGGACCATAGCTCTACGCCAAGGCCGAACCTCATACATGCACGTTTAAATGCGTCAGACTCTGCGTCTTTGAGATTTGTACCATCGTTAAACTTATCGTTGTTTAACTTGAATGTATCTATATCACCGAAGCCATCATAACTACCCATGCCTTCTATTGTTATAGTACCTTTGGCACCTACTATTCTGTTTTCACCATTGTGTGTACCATACACAGCTTCACATTGCCATGTGTATTTAACTCCACTGTCCCTTAAACGCTCAACATAATGTGCGTGTGGAACATAGTCACCAAACTTACCAGCTGGTGCTTTACGAACTAACTCCTGTGGAAATGGAGATAGCAAGTCAACGTTATTAGTCATAACATTCCTTTCTTTATATAAGTTCTAGGAAAGTTGTTTCCCAAAGGAACGAACAACTTGACTAGAACTATTCTTCTTCTAAGTCTAATAGGTTACGTAAGTTATGTACACCACGTTCAACTGGTACTAACTTAGTGTCACCTTGGTCGTTAGTTAATATAAAGTATGGTCTATCACCTAGTCCACTGTACTCTATACTGCTAAGTCTCCATTTAGACTTGACAATTAAGTCATTCATATTATACATTATACCTATATATATTTAATCTATCTTAAATTTACTAAATATTCTGCAGTAACACCTGTGCCTGGTTTAGCAAATAGCAGCCATTGACATGGTCTTCCCATACTTGCAAGCTGTTCTAATGCATAAGTGTTATAGCTTTCTGTACTTCCATTAACCCATAATCGTACATCATTAACGTACATTGTTGTAGGTGTATGGAAATGGCCAGCAATTGCATAGTCAAAGTCTGGCATAAGACCTCTACTAGCTAGTGCTTTCCATCCTAATAGCTTCTTACCAAAGCCATACCATGGAAATCCTGAGTGTCCTCTGACGTTATCACCATGCCATACGAAGAACTTACATCCTTCACCAACATCAGCAATATCAAACCAATGATTGTCACCCGTACTATCAGGAATAGTAAATTGTATTCTGTTATCTTTTTCATATGTCATACTCATTATTTTTCCTAGCATTCTGTCAGCATTACTGTCAGGATGATAGTCTTTTCTTGCACGTCCACCTAATGAACCGTGATTACCTATAACCCAATGTACATCTACTTCGTTAAAATTTGCTAGTAATATGTCAAAGAACTTTGTCAATATTCTAGGACCGTCAATCGTAACTTGATTGTATAGACTAGCGTCAATAAGATGTGTTTGACCTGGAAATATAAGTTCACCTTCTACTATGTCACCAGCTGCTAACACTACGCATTTGTTAACAGGATGTGCTGAACGTTGTACGTTAGTTAGTTCTACTATCTTATTAGCATACTGAACTACACGTTCTTCAGCTACTTCAGTGTTATAGTCAGGAGTTACTTTAGCTAACTGTATGTCAGAGAGTACTGCAACAGCTACCTCTTCGTTTTTAGTTCGCTTATGTAACTTAGGCTTAGGTATCTTAGGTTTGTCCCATGTACGTAAGTTAGTAGATACTGCTTGATAGACTGCTTCTATCATATCTTCTTTTTTACGTTTGGCTTTTTCTAATTGCTTAAGTAGTTTAAGGTTATCAGCTTTAAGTTCTTGTATCTTAGTAGATTCAACCTCAGCTAATAACTCTTCTACCTTTTTTTTATTTGGCATGTTCAAGCATATTTCTAAAGTGATTACGTATTGCAGTCTCACTTATTTTTATATCGTATTCATCACGTAATAACCTAGCTACTACATAAGGTCTAGGTTTCTTACCTGATTTAACCATGTCTTCTATGCCACTCCAGAATGGAGTAGCTTCGTCCGTGATTCGTTCTAATACGCTACTTGTTTTACCAGTTTCTGCTTCTTTCAGCAGTTTGTCTATGTCTTTCATACCTTTCATTATATAGTCATTTGTTATTAATACAAGGATTTACGTAACAGTACAGCGTGAATGTATTCTACTTACCGCATTTCAATCGGTTGCATAGTCAGGTGTTAAATATACTATAGCTTTCTCTATTGATAGTGATTGACCTACCCCGATACTAACGTTAATATTTGTTATCGCTGCTATGCCAGTTTACCTTGGCACTGTACTGCACAATGTGTTTTACAAATAACTCCTTATATTATGTGTATTCAAATGTTACATTTAGAAGCGCGGTCCGCACAACTTCGGATTCGGTTCGCCTATCGCAGGCTCCCTCACCTCAGATTGTGCTTACCCTGCTTCTAAAATGGTACGTGTAGCAGTGTTCACTATAGGTTGATTGTTGACATTAATGAGGTATTACCCGTTGCAAGTTCTCCTTGCACTCTATTCTGCTACATGATACAGCTTTAATAAGTGGAAAGGAACACCTACTGTCTTGCGACATTACTGTATTCCATACCACTATAGCACTTGATTTAATTTAAGTGCATGTTCCTTCACTTCTTCTATATGTTTTAAATTAATAATTTTATTCTGTGTGCATATATCGTAACATTCTTTAAGTAAGTTATAACCGTTAGAGTTATCACCTGCACCAAATACTTTCATATCTGATACCCATATTCTACGTTCTGGCATTTCTGCTAACCAACGTAATGCTGGACCGTCAACAACGTTACCTCCACCTGAGTGGTCATTTAAGTATTCTTCTGTTACACGCATACCATTCTTAGCTATGATACGTAACCAACCTTTTTCCCAATTACCATTGTACATAGCTATATTAACTGCAGGTAACATCATCATTATTTCTAATATGTCTTGTCCATTAAAAGACATAGAACCTGAAGCGTCAATAAGAATAGTACCACCCTTAACACGTTGCTTTTGTTTAAATATTTTCTTATCTACTAAGTAACGATTAATGTATTTAGGATTGTAACCATACTCCATAGGTTTATATGCACGCCCATGATTAATACGTGAACGTAAATTAACTGACATAGGTGGTGTTACTATTTCCATTTTACCCCACCTACCAACACCATTACTAGTACGGTACAACATGTCATGTTGTAAGTCAGTACGCATACGTTTTTCTAACTCACTGTTACCGTCAAGATAACTTTGTGTTTCTGTTTCATCACCTTCGCCTTCACCTTCGCCTTCTCCAGGTTCTGGTGGTGGTGCCATAATTTCATCAGGGTTAGGTTTATCTATAAATTCATTTAGTATTTGTGATAACTTTTCTGCTAGCCTTTGTACTTTTCTGTATGATGGCCATTGATTCCATCTATGTTCACATACTTTACGTTGAAAGAATTGTGCTGTTTGTAATGCAAATTCTAGTTCACTACGTCTAACAGGATGAAATGATTCATCATTAATAGCTACCTTAAATAAACCACTTACGTATTCAAATTGTTCTGACCTATCATAAGCGCTACCTCTGCCTTGTGAACTCCACGCAGATAACAAATATAATATAATGTCAGCAACACTACCAGTTTTAACTAACCTTAATACGTCATTAGTAAATTCATCTTTACATTTAATGTATTCATGTACAGTTAACTTAGCTTTGGCACCTAATAAGTAATTGATTCGTACTTCTTCTAATGCCTCAATAGCATCAGAACGTGTACCTCTCATCAACTTACCCATAGTTTTAGGTGACCATTTAGCATGACCTAACTCATGGCGTCTAATCATTCTGCCATGATTAATACCGCAGTAGTCACATTCCCTATCCATAGGTACATACATTTGCCTATTAAGATTATCTGTACGTGGCTGTTTGTCTGCCTCTGTTGTTTCAAGGACATGCCAATCATCACCAGTTACAATTTGTGGATAAGGATATGCTTTCTTACCGTACATTATGAGTTACTTAAAGTAATTGCGTCAATAAGTTCTTCAGCTTTATCACCGAATACTAATTTACCTGCAGTTTCTGGAGTAAATCCTTTGTCTTGTAAGTCAAAGAACTCTTTCCATGAACGTACTGATACACGTTCTTCAGGGTCATTAATTAATGTAGTGTCAGTTATAACATCATGCCATTCTTCTGGAAATTGTTCCATTGCTCTTGGATGTACTTTATCGACATATATTTTTACAGGAAATCTATCCTTTAACGCAAGTGGCAATGACTCTGGTGGACTGTTAGTAGTAGCAACTACTTGAAAACCTTCAGCAGGTCTTACAGTTTCTTTAGATTCATTGTTGAGTGTCAACATTGCTATGTCTGGGTCATCCAATATAGCATGCAAGAATGTCATAGCGTCAGGACTAGCGTGGTCTATCTCATTGATAACCAATCTAGCACCATTACGCCATGCTTGTATTGCAATACCATCATGCCATTCAAATCCACCATCTGCTGAAGGCATATAAAAACCCTCTAAGTTAGCAGACGCTGTATCTTCTGTCATAGTTATTTGATATACATTAGGTTGTCCTTCTAATGTAATAGGTGTGCTTTGTTTTACTGCACTATATGTTTTACCTGTACCTGGTGGCCCATAGAGTAATACTCTACGTGACTTACCTAGTACAGATGCTATCATTTTCCAACAATCATTATTATTTTCCATGATATCCTTTCTATTCTTGTTCCATGTCTGCAATTGGTACCCACCTACAGTAGATAGTAATTACAGAACTTTCTTTATTTTTTCTTTGTAGTACGTCAAACCTACCTAAATCTTTTAGGTGGCGTATGTTATTTTGTCCAAAAGACATTATGTTTTTAGCTGTACCGCTAATCCATTTCTCACTAGTACCTATTACATACCATGTACTAGGTGTAGCTAACAACACTTTTACTTTATCGTCAGTAAGTAATCGTGGTGCTCTACCTTTACCTGCGTTATCAGGTTTAGGTGGCGTAGCTGCATACATATCATCAGGTAACATCATCACTTCCTTTCAAGTAATTTTCTGCTTCTTCACCAATGTGTTCAGATATAGTATGTACATTATCAAATGTCATATCCAATAACTTCTCAAAGTCATCTGTTAAATGTGCCTGTATTGAAGTAGGTTCAATTAACATCCATGATTTAAATACATTTCTTTCCAAAAAGTTTTCATATACTTTATTAATCTCTTCCATAGTCATGTTATCTCTCATATGTGGATGTTGTGAATGCCAATCAGTAGCAATTGCACCTCTCTCAATGTCAAGTATTTGTTTAGCCATTACAATACTTTCCATTGTTGATGTAGCCCATACTGATATAATCCATATGTCAGGTTCGTCAAACGCTGGTGTCTTGTCGTCATGACTATCAAAACCTGCAAATGCAAATTGTACTGTATAGCTTTTTCGTTTTGTTTTATATTGTTCTATATTATTCATCTGATTCCTTTCTGTCTGAATATAAAAGCTACTCAGACAGAAAGGAAGCAGGGTTGCAATGAATCAGGTATGATTCTTCCTCTCCGTCTTAAGTAGCTAGTTAAATAACTATTTATTCCACCTAATCACAGCACGCTATGACGTACAGTGCATATAAATAGCTTGTAACACACCTTCATAGTTTCTTCGCCTAAGCTACTACCCACTATTACTACTATGTGCTACAAGCTATCTACATTATGGTTATCACTTGCGTGACACTTGCTCAAAGGGGTAGCAAGAATATAGATAGCTTTGCGTTATTTTATTATATCATCCAACATTTTTTGTGTAGATGATAAACCTTCTCTAAAATTATTATAAACTTCTGTTGTTTCATCATCAGTCCATGGATAATTAGTTTGTTCTGAGTCATATTCAAACTCAGTCAAGTGTGTATTAATAATATTAACATTATACTTTCTTGCTATATCATTAAGTAACATAAATGGTTCACCCCATGCACTATCAAACATAAGTTTTATTTCTCTTATGTCGTCATGTATATTATCTTCTAATACTTGTGTGTCACAGTCGCCCCATTTAGTTCCCCAATTACGGTACTGCCAGTCAATTGATTTGTATGTACCATACTTATCAACTAACTCTTGCTTAGTTATGTCCATCATAGGACGTACTGTACCATCTTCATCTTCATACCATGCTTCACAAGAAACATCGTCAATAGTTCTTCTACCTTCACGAATATTCTTGAGTTCATCTGGTATTGGTTTTATTTTTACTAGTTCGTATCTTTCTTCGTCATTAGTAACGTCACTGATAGTTATATCCGTCATGAGTTTGTTAACATCGTCAACAGTTCCTCTAATTTCTATAACATTATTTGTCCAGTTAGGCATTTTTCCTCTCTTTCTTAAATCTAAATTCCATTTGTTCATCTATGTAACATTCATCACACATTACATGTTTAGTACATTCGTTATAAGGACATGCTACCATTTTCTTACTTCCTTATTCCATTCTGGTTGTGATATACCAGTCATAGCTAATGTTAGTCCTTTGAATAAGCCAATTAAATCTGGTGCATATATATCTTTAACAGTCTCACTTCCTTTTTGCGCACTATCAAATGTTACATTGAATGTGTCAAGCCATGTATGATGTACTGTTATTGACATTGGTTTTTTATAGTAATTATCTATAACTATTCTAAGTCCCCCTCTGCTTTCATTGCTTTCGTCTATATCTGTGAGATGTGCGTTACTAAAATCAAAGTCAACAGTTTCCATGTATGCTTTGATTGCGTCTGCACTATCAGTATATTGTCTCATTGTTTCCCTTTCTGTATTTATATTCTGGTTCTGTCTGCTGAGTATATAAGTATATCAGCAGACAGAGACAGAATATTAGAATGCGTTATCGAACGCACTCTCATTTAACATATCGTCACTAGCTAACCCTAACGCTTTACAGTCAGCGTTACCTAAGTCAGTACTTTGATTATCATAGAAGTCAGTAATTCCTTGTGCTAATCGCTTATGAATAAAGCTCATGTCGTCAACATTTAGGAATTTACTTAGCGTGTCTAACGCTTTACTAACTTCCTCTACTTGTACATATTTCATATGTTATTCCCTTTCATTTGTTTAATAAAGTTTATATAAAACATATAAACTTCACTCACCCTACACATATCGCATAGGGTGTGTGAAATCTACCTTAATAAGGTGCGACATCTTCCATAGTATCTTCTACTATGGTATCAGTAGTATCTTCTACTACTGATGAAGTAGCTACCGCTACTTCCTTGCCCTTATTCACAAATGCTGTTGGGCTTTGATTATTCAATTCCCATAATGCACTTTGTGCTTTAGCAATTATGTCAAGTTGCTCTGCAACTTCTGGTGCGTCTTTATCAAGATTCAACCAGTAAGTTTTAGCGCCAACACCTTTTTTATAGGTATGTATTCTTGCTTGTTGTGTACCTTCAGTTAGTAATTTGTTGGTTACCCCACAAATAACTTCGTACATTAGTTTTGCCATTATATTATTCCTTTCATTTCGTCTTATACAATAGCGATACATATATTATATATATATATCTGTCAGCTTTCTGACTTTTAAGTCAGCAGAAAGCTGTCAGATATATAGATTAAAATTTATCTATAATTTTCCAAAGGTATTTATAAACATATCTATAATATATATAGCTAAGTTTCATACCTTTTTTTACTTCTCTTAATTTCATATACATATTCCTTTCTATATATATATCTGTGAGTGTCTGACTCAAGAGTCAGCAGACACTCTCAGATATATAGATTATTCGTCTATATCTTCGCAACCACATGTTGTGTAATCATATAAATAATTACTTGAACCACACACTGGTTTAGGGTATGGTTGCTTAGTTGTTGTCGTATACACTACATCTTTCATAGTTACTCCCAACAGTGGCAGTCCTTATCCCATTCGGGTAAGTTACACCACATACAGTACTTATCTATTCCCATAGTTTCCATATTCATATCCTTTCTATATAAATATCTATCAGCACTCTGACTCAAGAGTCAGCAGAGTGCTGTTAGATAGTTATCTAAATAGTAGTTTTAACTGTTGTATTTTGTTTGGGTTTCTCTTAGATACTTCCCATGCACTGTCGCCATCCAAATACACTTTTGTGCTACACGCACCATAGTGTATGTTTAATGGATAGCTAATGCCATTATTCTTATTTCTCTTGAAATAAGTATCTTTCTTAAATACGATGGGATATAAGCAAACAGTACATGTTTTCTTATGTTCCCATTTTTCATAGTTGTTATACATAATTACCTTTCTTTATATAACTTATTATTATCTGTCGGATACAGACTTTTAAGTCTTTTGTATCCGATAGATAATTATTATTTATAATGTATAGATTACATCTAAGACTAAAGGATTACATTTAAACTATATATCTCTCTATATTAAAACATATAGTATCTATATCCTTCTGTCTCAAGAGACAGCAGAAGGATATGGATACTGTATAGTATATATTTTACATTAGTACTTTAGTTCTTATGTACAGTCTTACATTGACTACCATATGTCAACCTTGACGTCTCTCATATAGTACGTAAGGTCTATAAAATATGCTGGTAATTCAGTATGAAACCCAGTAAGAAAGGGCGTTAGCGGGCATAGGCTTTATTGAAGCTGACTAAACCTTTTCTTATGTCCTTGGGTACTTCTTTTGCGTTTCTACGTTATAGTTTTACCTATCAGAAGCTTTTTGCATCCCGATTGCACCTTCACCTGTAACAAATTACTTGTGTTTAGTGTTTGTAATTAACTTGACTATAGCATATAATTCTCACTATACAAACATCTAACGAAAGATAGTTAAACAATGGTCGATACACCCAAGAATGTAGTCTGTATAGCAGAGGGTTGCAGGAAGAGATTAAAGGGTAAACAACGTAAATTTTGTTCTCCCACCTGCCAGAAACGACAATTTGCAAGAGATAAGTACTACAACAAGCAAGATGACGTAAAACCTATTAATATAGAACGTAAGTCTGATGAAGGCGACTACGCCTCTATCAGAAGAGGGCAGTATTACCAAGCTTTCGTAAGCGAAGGTATAGCTGATGAAGTTGCAACTGGCGACATGACAGTGGCACACGCAGCTTCCCTCCTTGGTTGCACACCTGCTACTGTCAGTCGCATGCTTGGTGCATTTAAAGTAGACAGTAGAAACGAAATATTAGCAGAAGACTGGGAGTTATCAGAGGATGCTAAGTCTGCATTAGAAAATTTTTCCGACTTCCGACAAAAATACTTTAGAACTGAACTAGGAGAAGTATACGACACCGCAGATTTTCATACTGAATGGATTAATAACATTATAGATAGTATAGAAAACGGTAAAGAGTTATTAATACTGTCACCCCCACGACATGGAAAGACTGAATTATTAATACACTTTGCTGTGTATCAAATATGCAAAAACCCTAACGTACGTATTATGTGGGTAGGTGGTAACGAAGACATTGCTAAGAACGCATTATCTGCTGTACTAGACGTATTAGATACTAATGAAGAACTTAGAGAAGACTTTTGTGCACCTGGTACAAACTTTAAACCAGATAACAGGTCAGGTAAGAACTGGTCACAAAATCAATTTACTGTAGGTACTAGAACTGTTGCAGGTATTAAATCACCAACAATGGTTGCTGTAGGTAAAGGTGGAAAGATATTATCAAGAGACTGTGATTTAATTATTGCAGACGACATTGAAGACCATCAAACTACACAACAACCTGGTGCAAGAGAAAGTACAAGACAATGGTGGACTACAACATTATCAAGTCGTAAAGAGGAACATACTGCAATTGTAGTAATTGGGTCAAGACAACATCCTGATGATTTATATAATCATTTACTTGAATCAGATAACTTTACAACTATTGTTGAATCTGCACATGCATTAGATTGTGGTTTACCAGAACATGCAACAGAACTACATACTGAATGTATGTTATGGCCTTCTAAACGTACACATAAATGGTTAATGTCTAGGTTGCACTCAGCTGAATCTACAGGTGGTAGGCAAACATTTGAAATGGTTTATTACAACCAAGCATATGTAGAAGGTACACAAATATTTACAATGAACATGATTGACCAATGTATGCGACCTGACTTAGTACTAGGACAAGTATATAAAAATTTACATTTAGTTGCTGGACTAGACCCTGCATCAAGTGGTTATCAAGCAAGTGTATTGTGGGGTATAGATACATACAGAGGTGAATTATATTTAGTAGATTTAGAAAATAAACGTGGTGGTGGTGTAAGAGCTGCATTAGACCAAATGGCTGACTGGTTACATAACTATGATTGTAGACATTGGATAGTAGAAGAAAACGGATTTCAAACTGCTATAAGACAAGATGCATCTATAAAAGAATTTACATTACGTGCAGGCATAACAGTACAAGGACACATGACAGGTAAAAACAAACATGACCCATTGTATGGTGTAGGTGCTATGGCTGATTTATTTGAAAATAGAAGAATACACCTACCTACTGGTGATGGAGAATCTAATGCAAAAGTACAGAAATATAGGCAACAACTGTTATACTTTGATGGTAAACCTGTTTCTAAAAGAAACAAAGAGAAGACCGATATAGTTATGGCTAGTTGGTTTCCAATGAAAGTTTTTAGGCGGTTACAAAAAGAACGTGCCGCTGATTTGGGATTAGACTACAATCCTAGTTATGGAGATTATAAGATTACAGATATGAATGAGGCACCATGGGGATAGAAAATTTAGATGTTAAAACTTATCAAGAGATAATTAGAAACGCAGCTGAACTTACACAAGGTAAGTTAACACAAGAAAGACAAGTACAGAAAGCTAGAATAAAAGCAATACTTAATGGTGGTGCAGATGGTATTAAAGCTTTACTAGGTAATACAATGGAAACCAGTGATGCTGATTTATTACCAGCTCCTAACATGTTGCAATCTGGTATTGATAGACTTGCACAAAAAATATCTGGAATACCACAAGTTAGAGTTGATGTACCTAACGATAATGATTCTACTAGAAGTAAAATGCGTGCAGAAAAACTAGAACGTATTGTTTCTAACTATGATGATAAACAAAATTTATTAGCACAAATTCAACAAGCTGCAAGATGGCTACCTGGTTATGGTTATTGTGCATGGGTTATAACAACTAAAAGAGATAAGAATGGTTTCTTTTATCCTAGTGCTGAACTAAGAGACCCTTATGATACATTTCCAGGTAACTTTGGTCCTGACCAACAACCTAGAGAAATGGCAGTACTAAGACGTGTACCTAGATATAAACTAGCTCAAATCTATCCTGAGTTTGCAGAC